CCAAAACGAGTGTCAGATGCGATGACTAGAGTTAGTGATTTGCAGAAACCAAGCCGCATATTAGTAAGCAGTAAGAGCAAGTTCCCTGAACTCATTTCGTATGATTTTGATGTTGCGACAATCGCAGCATAACGTCATTTTCTTAATAGGTGACTGATGAATCAAGATAAAAAAAATTACCCAAAAGTCACACCTGTCGACACTGGGAAGATAAAGATCGGTATTTATTACCAACCTAAACCAGAGCCTGAAATGTTTCACGACATGGAGTATCTCCAGCAATCATTATTGCCACGACCGTTGGCTGTGTTGCATGCAATAGAAGTTCCATCGGTTCGCCAAATCGTTCGTTGGGTGTGGAAATCATAATGCCAAGACAACCAACGACACGACTAAAAATATTTGCTTTGCTGACTCAACATGGCCCGATGACCATTGCTGAAATATCGATTGATATGAAAATAAAACCATCGACAATATCAGCATCATTGTTACTTGCCTACAACCAACAGCTTTTGCATATCGTGGGTTACAGACGTCAAGTTGGCACGCAAGGACGACCAGCGCCGGTGTACAAGTTGGGACCAGGCGTCGACAAGGCACCGCCCAAAATATCGGAAGAAGATCAACTGGCCGCAGCCCAGCGCTACCGCGAAAAATACGCACAAGTAATTAAGCTTCGGCGCGATAAGAAAAAAGGCAAACCTGCCACGCCCTGGTCTATCTTGATGGACAACTAACATGCAACTTTTTTTAGATAAAGAGGACATTGTTGTGCTGACAGGTAAAGCACATAAAACCAAGCAGATAATCCAGTTACGCAAAATGGGTATACCATTCTTTGTCAACGCTTCAGGTAGTCCAATCATTGCCAAAGTAGTTATTGAAGGTGGCAAAGAAAAGTTAGTAGCTGACCAACCATGGAGACCAAAAGTCCTTGGGCCGTAAACGCACAGTTAATCAGAACCTTCCACTGCACATGAAAGCGCGAAAGCGCACAAGTGGAACGTACTACTATTACTTTGACGGTCAGCGCGAGCTACCGCTTGGGAAAGATTAC